TTGTTTTTTGTCAATTGCAATTTTAAAATCTGATTAGGGGGGAGACCGCTGTACCCTCGATCCTACTCGGCGTGGCCGCGGCGGTCAATCAGGTTGTTARGCAGGTCATCAGCATTAACATGCGTCCAACCAAGGTCCCTAACTGATTCATAGAACCTCTGCTTAACAGTTTTCAGCTGCACTGCATCCAACTGATTATAGTCTGGGGGGTCGGAGGCAGGCGTCACGCAGTCATCCTCATCGGAATCAGAAATCTCCAAAACCGGTGAGGGGCTACGTGCCTCAAGGCGAAATTCTCGCCGAAGAGCTGAAAGAACGGACTCAATCAAACAGTCCTGAGGTGCTGGCCCTGTGGTGTTCATGACTAAAGACACTGTTTTCAAACGAGGTACCTGCGGGCCAGTCAAAGAAGAAACTCCCATGCGATCAGGGAGGCAGGTACCATTACCACCGTTGACAAAGTCAACAACATCACCGGTGGAACCCCGTAAAAAGGTGTAATCATGGGGCTCACCAGCTGTGACTGAAGAAGCCTTGCCCACGGCAAGGAGCAGCAACCAACTGCCACTGGAAGTGGATGTAGCAACTTCAACTGAGCCATTCACTTTTGGAAATCCTCCCTTCTTGGCCAAAGAGACTGGAGCTAGGCCAACAGATGCCTCTACCCAAGCTGGAAGCATGAGACGGCGGAAACCATTGGAAATAGTGGTACCACCCCAACGGGTGCTGGTGACCTTACACAAATAGGCAATGATATGCCAAGAGTTGACTCCAGCGTCGGTGAGAGACCAGCTCGCCCACGCATGGACTGTTCCAGCATCGACTAAGCCGGTACTGGATTCAGGATTTAGAGAGGGTGCCACTCTCCAAGTGCCAATGGTAGGTAAAGATGCAATCTCATACCACCCTTCCAACTCAGTGGAATCTGCATACCAGATACCACGGGGAGCCACTGACCAATACGATCCACAAGGGACCGCAGTACCACCAATTTGAACCTGAAAAGGCCCACCAGTGGTATTGCCAGTAAGGTAGGCAAGGTGGCCAGTGGTAACAAAACCAGGGGTGGCATCAAACATATAATATGCTTGCTCGGGAGGGGCCCCAGAAGAGTCAATAGGCCAAAATAGGCCATTGACGGCTGAAGCAATGCTAGAAGTGGGGCCAGTGTTTGGCGCATTGATCTGTGTAGATGACAACACAGTCTGAGCAGTCACAGCTGTAGATGGTTGAACCTCAACAGGTTTGTTGTTCTGAGCATCAGCCAGGCTAGCATACACCTGGTAAGTGGCGGTAGCGTTAGCAGATCGCCCTAAGACTTTCTTGACAAACCACCACCCACCTTTAATCAGCCACCCAAAAGGGGGAGGAGCGACAACAGAAGCCAAGCCGGCTCCTTCGTCCACAATTTGCCAGATGGTCTCCCCAATGGTAGCTGCATTCCTGCCAGCACGCTCGTACTTCTCCCCCATATGGCGAGCCAAAAGGGAAGATTCAGGAATCTTAAGCTGCATGACACCATCATTGGACTCTAGCGTGGCTGAAACGGGTTCAGTAACACGCTCAAGAGTACCAAGAGCAGGCTTGGAGTTATAGTTGGAAAACTCCCAACGACCATTAACCTCAACAATGAAAAGATCACCAGTCCAGTCTGCATCCTTGTAAGTGGATGTGGACTTGCCAAGCCCATGGATTTCAAGCATGGGACCGCAGGACTGACCACCTTCCTCGTTGGTGTCTGTAAGCCACCAAGTCTGGCGTGGTCCAGCAAGGTCACCACGATGCAGGCGCCACGTGGATTGGCGCCCAACTGGGACATCAAGGTGTTTCCGAGCACCGAGCCCACCCCAAGAGGTGGAGCCAGGTGACTGAGTGAGGTTAAGTGAAATGCGGTACACAGAACCTGTTACCGCAGACGCTCCAACCAAAGGCGTACAGACTATATGTAAGTCAGAGAGACGCCAGAGGCCCCACTGTGCAGCAGCAGCTTGGAGCGGACCAAAATTGGTGCCATCATTAGGTTCCTTCATTAACGAGGGATGGAGAAAAGTAGAAATCTGAAGCTCAGGGCCCTGGTTGACATTAGGGCCTATTTTGCCAATGGTGGCGGAGACTCTGACTGCGAAACGGGCTTTGGGGCCCTCAAGCCCCTCTTTCTTTAATTTACGGCTGACTTCTGAATCAACCCGTTTCTTTTGATTTTTGGCCCATGGGCGTCCCCGCTTAGGCCCAGGACGATTTGACTTAGGATTAGGATGAGCAGCCTTAACTGCAGCTTTAGCTACTTCTTTAACAGCCTTCTTGACCTCCTTAGCCGCCGCTTTTGCTGGGGCATTAGATGCCATAGCTCTTATTTGGTCCTCCCCTCCAAAGCTTATCCAGCATGGAGTCCGTGAATACACATGGCTCTTCACCACCTGCAGCACGGATATGCCGAGCGACGACTTCAAGAGCGACAAGGACATAATGCTTAAAAGCATTGTCGTCAGAAGCATAATGCAGCAAGATCTTATAACAGAGTAGCTTGGCATACAACGAGTCCTTATCCTGAAGTTTCTTAACTGGTTTAACAAGCGCAGCCAGAAGTTTTTCCATCTCAGTTGGAACTGGTAAGTAAGAGGAGTCCTGTATCTTCACTGTAAAACCACAAAATGACAGATTTTCCACAGAATCAGACACTACAACTTTCTCAGGCTTCACCCACATGCCAAAAACATTTTTGTACATGGCAATGACTTTATTGACATAGTCATCAGGTAACAGTGGGGTGGTATTTAGCCTATCATCACCATAAATAAGGGAGTCGTAGTCACGCCACAACTCATCCAATTCCGGTTCAGTGTAAGCCTGATTCAGGTATGCAAACTCGAAAGCCTGCAAAAACACATTGATCATGTTGTTATCTGTGGTAGTAGAAATCTGCCCAGATGGATTTCCCCTGTTCTGAACCGTGATTTCTCCAGATGGCATCAGTACATACCTAGAGACAAGGTTGTTGACGTACCAGTCATAAATCTCATCCATGACTGGTGTACGTTGCTTCTCATCAATAAAGGAATAACGAATCCTCTTGATATGGCGGAAAACCTCAACGGGTATAGTGCCATCAAACCTAGTCCAGTCAAACTCCACAAAGTGTGGATTACCTCGACTAACAAGGCGCTCAATCCTCTTGCTGAACCCACCATAGAAGGGAGACCAACCACACTGACCAAATCTAGTGGTAGTGCGCTGTTTCATCAGAATGTTCTGGTGTTCTTCAAAGATACAACCTATCCTGGCATAGATAGGATCAGCACAGACAATCTGACGTATGTCAGAGTCTGCTATTTTAGATTCTTTGAGGACCTCCTTCTTGAGAAAGAGGTACCAAAGAACACTAGGTCGGTCACCAGCAAGCAATTTATTCCAGGCATTGATGTAATCCTTATACCCACGCTCCTCTAAGAGGTCAGCTTCTGTCTTCCACCATTTAAACTTTGGAAATCCAGGAGTGGAATTAGAGTTCTTACTTACTGCAGTAATGTCTTTAAGAACTGAACCCTGGAGGTAGGAATACTCGCGCACAAGTGCACGGGTTGCAAACCTCCATTCTCTAGGATACATACCAGCAATGTCAAAACAAGGTGTGTGGTAATAAAATTTCTCAAATGACTTGTGGTAAGCAGTCTCATCCCAGGTGGCAGGGGCATAATTGGTTTCAAGGGTGCAATGCGGGAGCAATGACAACAAATCATCAAAAGGTTCATCAAAATCGTAAATAGGCCGATTAATATCGACCCAGCCAACGATCTGGAAACCCTCAGGAACAAGGAAGCGGTCTTTCCTGTTGTAGTCCACATAGTGCACCCAAGCATCAAGGTCTAATTCTTTGTCTTCGGGCCCCGCTTCTGGCCCGCTTTCCCGTTTTTTGGAACCTGCTTGGCTTTCTTTCTCTGGGTGAAAGGCAAGATCCCATTCTCCCACATCAGATGA